GCACCCGCACCAAAGCGAGAGCAACGTGTTGGAGAGGATGACATTAGTGTAGGCGAAGCGGAGACTACTAGAGGTTCTAAACCTGTTGCAGGTTCCCGGTCTACACGGAAGGGTAACTTCCTCTCTGTACTTAACACCGCACAAGAAAATGAAATAGGTCTTGGCCTATAAACGGAGGCTCGCATGAAGCACGATAAAACAATTAAAGGCGAATTCGATAGTCTCCAGTCCAAGCGTAAGCCTTACGAAGAAGTGTGGGATGTGAGCGCACAATACACATTACGTGAGCTTTATCTTCCAGACGAGCTTAGAGACAAGTGGCACAATGACCCGTCAGATATGGTAGAGGGAGATTCTATTGGTGCTGACGTGACAAATAACTTTTTGTCTGTACTGCAGAGGACTGCGTTTCCACCTACCCAACCGTTTGTGGTTCCAGAGCCTAAGCCAGGAAGTGAATTATCTGCGCTATCTCCGGAGCAACAAACCCTCATTTGCTTGAAGGCCGGGCAGGAGGCTACGCAGAAGCTAAGGCAGCGCGGATTGACCGTAGCTCTGACATACTTGATTGGCCGGTTTGTTATGATGGGTAATGTGTGCTGGACTCAACCAAAGGACGACAAAGAAAAGATTGAAGTCTATGAGCTTAATGATGTTGTTGCGCAGCGAGACAACCGTGGCGCAGTAATTAAAGTTATCCTCAAGGACAAGATGCCAAAGGAACATTTACCTTCGGACATCAAAGAGCAGATAGATAAGGATTTCGAGATAAGCTCACGTAAGAGTGTAACCTTGTATACGATGGCAAGAAGATTACCTAACGGTAAGTTTGAAATAAAGCAGGCTGTGGACGAGAAAGAGATAGACACTGGGGATAACTTCTATACCCCAATGGAGTCAGAGATTCAGTTCGCGTCACTGTACACATCACGAGGTCGTAACTACGGCGTGGGTGTGGCCTACCGGTACCTGAAATGGTTACATGCCGCGAACATCTTTGCCGATGCGAAGAATGATGTGGCTGCTATGGGTTCCATGGTGAACTGGGGTGTAAGCCCTGCTTCCGCTGTGAGACCGGAAGACTTTGCAAGTAGAGAGCAGGGTCAAGCATTTAGTTTAAGGGATGGGGAGATATTCCCTATCGTACCAGATGTCGGGCAGCAGATGCAATTCGCTGCAAACTCTTACGCAGAAGTAGAGCAACGTCTACAGAGAGCCTTTCTTATGTTCACATCAGTACAGCGTGATGCAGAAAGGGTTACGGCAGCCGAGATTAGAGCAGTACAACGCTCACTCGAAGATGCACACAGCGGGCTTTACGCCCAGCTTGCTGAAGAAATTCAGCGTCCACTGGCTCACTATGGTTTATCACTTATTGACAACGAGGAAATAAAACCGTATGTCAAGGATATGGTGATTAACTTGGTTGCTGCGAATGAGGCACTTGGTCAGAATGCTGACTTGAGTAACCTCCTATCCTCTCTTAATGGTGTTACTGTTATGAATAACATCCCACCAGAGATAGCACAGACACTGCGGAAGACCAACATATTTAACACTATCTTCGCCGCTAATAATGTTGACCCAGAGAAATACATTAAGAGTGAGGAAGAACAACAAGCAGAGCGAGAAGCTGCTGCCCAGGCTGAACAAGCCCAGCAACCAGCACAAGTACAACAGACACAGCAGTTCACCCCGAACGATGAGCTGTCTGAGGTACTGAAGCCACCTCTCATATAAAGGATATTTTTATGTCGCAAGAATCAGATGCAAAAGTAGAAACTAATACACCAAGCCCTGAGGCTTCCTCGGAGAATAGTGGAGCACAGACTCCTACTCCGGAGCAGTCTAGTGGTGAACTTAAACAAGAGGGTAATGAAACCCCTAATAACTTTACCTCTTCACGTCAAGAGGTTGGTAACAAGCAGAAACCACAGGCCGCACCCCGGGATGATAGACCTACACCAGAGGCACAAGCCCAGGAGTCGGGTGATACTGATGCAGCACAAGCAAATAGTAAACCAGAAAACTCTAAAGAAGAAACAAAGAGCACTGAAGACCTTGGGTGGTCAGATATTAAAGATATGTTTTCTTCAGAAGTAAACCTGTTTACAGAGCTAGGTATCAGCGAGTCGCTGGTAGCTGATGCTATGGACGGGCAAGGTAATCTGGATGTTTCTAAGTTAGGTGAGTTGGCTCCACGTGATGCCGCAGTTGTAAAGACAGCAGCAGAAAACATGTATCGCCAACGTATCCAACAGGGCAAAGAGATTCGACAGTCTTATGAAGAAGCTGTCGGTGGTGCCAGTCACTATAAAGCTATGGCTGATTGGGCTAAAGAGCAGACCAAATCCAACCCGGATGGGGAGCTGACTCAATACATGAACGAAGTTGGTGAGCTTCTAGCCAATGGAGGCCACGCGGCTAAGGCTGTTGTGAGAGAACTGTACGGACGCTTCCGCGACGCAGCGGGGACGAATGTACACGCACGTATCGCTCGAGCTGCTGAGACAGCAGACCACGGTGATACCCCTCTTACTGCACAAGGCCGCAGAGATGTACTTCAAGAGACTTTGAGGAAACACGGCGGTGGTACAGTTCAGAAGGGTCAGCCTTCTAACCGCCTAAAACAACTTAAAGGCTACTAGAATTTAGGTAGCCAATACACAAATAATACTATAAGGAAATATATAAATGACCCTAGCAATTACTGAACAACAACGCTCAGACTTGGTACCTATGCTTACTGGCGAGGTTCTCCACGCCTTTCAAGAAGAGTCACAGGTATCTTATCTGTTCACACCATCAATCCTTCACGGCACAGACACTATGATTGACCGTGTTGTAACTCAAGCCAAGCCAGTTACTATCGACTGGACTGAGCGACACAAATCTGCTCAACAAGCAGCCGTAGGTACAATCACCTATGAACTGGAGAAATCTGGTTACCTTCGTCACGAAGAGAAAAACATTAGTAAGCTTATTCAGGACGTTGACGTTCTGATGGAGATGGCTCGCGAACACGGCACAGCTGTTGCCCTGCTTTACGATACAGTTATCTTCCTCCAGCTTCTTAAAGCCTCACGCGCGGCTGCTATGACAGCTGCTGGCGGTAGTGTTGATGCTGATGTCGACCTTGACACGGTAATCCAAGAAGGTGGTGTTGCTGGCTTTGATGCTACTAACGACGAACTTGATGTCGTTGAAGTTGTCAAGAAAATCAGCCTGATGATTACTTACCAGAAACAACGCCGTCGCCTACCTAAAGGTGATTCGTTCCTATTGGTATCACTCGGCCTGTATGATGTTCTTCTGGAAGACGACAAACTCATCAGCACAGATTTCTCATCTGGTAACGGTGATGTGTCTCGTAACGAGCTGCGTGTAATCAAGAACATCCCTATCCTACCAGTGGATATGTTCCAATACCTAAACGACGGTAAGGCAGCCGCAGCAGTATCATCTGTGAGCGCAGCCACGATTGACGAACAAGACAAGGCCGCACGTGCTATCCTGTTCTCAAATCAATCTATCCGTGTATTTGAGGCTATGCAGCCTACTTTCGACATGTTCTACGTCGAAGGCGATAAGATGAATTACATCGATACTCAGTATTTCTTCAATGCTGGTATCCGCCGACAAGACCATGTCGCTGCTCTGTATCTGTTTGAAGTATTCAATGCTACACCTAGTGCAGACCAGATTGACTCAGCCCGTATTAACATTACGGCCACTGAAGTTATCTAAACAATAGAGGGGCGGGGAGCAATCCCCGCCTCATCTTTTATTATTATGAGGGTAAACCATGAACACAAAATTACTAGATATTCTTAACGCCTGCTTTGATGCACTAGGCGAAGACCAAATTTCAAGTCTTGACGATGGTCACCCTGAATACGCAAACGTGAACAATATTATAAGCCGAGAGCGCAAACGGTTACTGGGTAAGGGTTGGTATTTTAACAAACAGAAGAGAACCTTTTTCCCCAACGTGCAAGGAAAGATTTTACTACCAGACAATATACTAGATATAGAACCAGTCAAGGAGACTGTTGGTATCTACTCGGATTTGGGCGCTACCTTGTATAACAACAAAGACGACACAAACATTTTCTAAGAGCAGGTAGAGCTTTATGTGGTTCTGGACTACCCGGAACTCAACATACCGTTCCTTGCTTTGGATTATCTGAGCTCGATTTGCCAAGTGGAAGCTATGAGACGTGCCGATATTACAGGTATGCCACTTGAGTCCAAACTACGAGCCATGGAATTTGCCGGTCGTAAGCTATTGGAGCAAGACCTGAGGAGCAAAGACCTAAACATGAACAACACATCTATGCGGAGACAGCTCGGTACACGAACAGTACACGGCGCTCCTATTCACAGATATAAAAACTCTAAGTACAGGGGCTAATTATGAGTTCAGTATTCAGTAAGTCTATGGGTAAACCCATACAGGGCGTAAGCCAACAAGACCCTACCTTACGTATAGCCGGGCAGGCGAATGAACAGCTCAACGTTATACCAGACCCTGTTGATGGGGCAGCCCGCCGCGTACCAACACATTTCAAATACTTGGTTGACCAGTATGACCACTACGCTGCGTTTACAGACGCGGGCGGCGAGAAGATACTGATGGTTGACTCTGGTAAGGTAGACTTATACGATGTTATTGCAGACGCTGTTCGCTCTGTGACTGTATCAGTACCCGCTCTGGCTTACTTGAACGACAACATGTCAACCAGTATGTACAGCCTCCGGGCTGCTGCATTGGAAGATGATACCTATATCACTAACCCATCCGTTACGGTGGAGGAAGATACCTCCGCTGTGTTCGCTGATAGGGTAGACGATGTGGCCATGCTGTACTGCCTTGGTGGTGACTATGGCGTTACCTATACTGTCGATGTGGTTATTGAAGAGATTGCTACTGGTACGGAAACAACGCTTACAGCAACATACACCACACCAGATGGTGGGTCTTCTGCAGATAGTGGAAAGATTACCAGTGTTAATATCATAACAGAGCTTGATGCTGCTTGGAGCGCGTCCCTGACAGGTAAACTTGTCACAACCCGCAAAGATGACCACCTTCTAATTGAGGTAGACTCGGACTACGAGTTGAAGAACTTTATTGTGAACGACGGTTACGGCGGAGACTCGCTGTTAGGTATCTATAAAGAGATTGAAGACATCGGTGACCTACCAAGACTCGGCGTGGCTGGGCAGGTTATCACCCTTAAATCCAGAGATGGTGATGCTGATGATACTTACTTTGAGTATGTACCAACAATTGAAACAACTGACACGGGCTCTAGTACATTTGGACTTGTAGGTTCGTGGACTGAAGCTACGAAGATTGGTTCTGAGTACGCACTTGACTTTGGTACCATGCCGGTAAGACTTTATGAAGACGGTGGTACATTATTTTGTGATGTGGCTGAGTGGCAGGGTAGACAGGTTGGTGACGAGGAAAGTTCTAAGGAACCATCATTCGTTGGTAATCAGATAAGAGACCTGCAAGTTATACAGAGCCGACTGACATTTATTGCTACGAGCAGTACAATATTCAGTAGACCGAACAAACCAAAAGATTTATGGTTACGTTCTGTATTTAACCAGCCCTCGCCAGATGATGCTGTGGATGGTCAGGCAGATAGCTCCAGAGGTGAGCTTATATTTGCTGCTGTATCCAATGGTGATTTGGCTGTGTTTTCAAGATTGAATCAATATGTGGTAGCAGGTAATGTGGCTATCACACCAACGAGTATTGGCCTTACACCGGCCACCTCGTTGGTTACCAACCCGTTTGCTCCACCTATTAACGTAGGGACGAACTTGTATGTGGTCACTAAGAAAGGTGACTTCTCCGGTTTGGTAGAGCTATTCAGACAAGACCTTACATTCTTCCAACAGGAAGTATCAGAGCACGTACCTAAGTATGTGCGGGGTGAGGTTCTTGATACATGCGGATTACCTTCACAAGGCACAGCGTTTATACACACAGACTACAATCCATCCCAAGTATACGCCTACCGGTTTATGGTTGATGGGACTAAGCGCACACAGAGTGCTTGGTACAAGCTGGACTTCACGAAAGAAATCAGACATGTATCAGCCTCTGGTAACTCATTGGTTGTTATTACCCGCGATGCAGAGCTGGGGAAAGATATTATCGAAAAGATGGATTGGGGTATCTCCGGTATTGCCGGGCTTGATTTCATCCCGCATCTCGACAGGTACAAAGAGTACACACTTGGCGTAGATGCTGAGGTAACACTTGACGACCTCCATAAACAGGACGGTAATCTCATCATTTCTACCACAGCGGGTAAGAACGTTGGGATGGTAGTAGCAAGCACCACAGATGCCGGTACGGGCGTGACAACTGTATTTAATAACCTTGAAGAGGGTGACACAATACTCGTAGGTCAAGTATATGAATCACGATACAGCCCGACTTACCCGCGCGTAATGGATAGAGATGGTATGGTGATACAAGTGGGTAGCCTAAAGGTTGCTCAGCTGTATGTAAACATCAATAACACTGGCTCGTTCTTTTATGACGTTGAATCCACATACGGACAGAAGAAAACGGGTGAGTTTGTACCACGCAAGTTGAACGACCCTTTCTCTGTAATTGGTAAAGAAGTATTAAGAACTAAACAGGTTCGCATTGGTTGGGGTGGAGTTGCCTCTGAGAAGAATGTAACATTTTACACGAAGGCACACACACCTATGACCATATCCTATATTGAATATGAGGGTGACTTGCGTCTCAATAAGAAAAGGAGCTGACTATGGCTGAAGAAACAAAAGAGTCCGCGGGGTTGCCTAATAACCAAATGGCTGACGCTGAAACAGGTATGTTACTCTTCGATATTTTCAATGCCGGTAAGCGCAAGAAAAACGCAGAGAAGTGGCAGAGATACCGCGACGAAGTACGCCGGATTGGTTCCGCAATTAACGACGGTGCTATTACAAGGCAAGCAGTATGGGGTGAAGAAGACCTCCGAGCAAGTAGACTTTCGGCGTCCCTTGAATCCATTACCTCGGCAGGTACATCAACTGTACAGGCTGCGATTATGGGGTTCTCTGGGAATACTGCTGACGCTGTATCCGATGCTTACCAAAGGTCTGCTGATTTACAGCAACGCTCTATTGACCGACAGCAAGACAGATTACAAAAGGCTGAGAATTATCAACGCCTACAGAATAGCTGGGGCACGTACACCAGTATGGAATCTATACACAGCCCAGTACCTGAACCAAACTTTGGTGCAATGGGTGCGCGGGCTGGTATGAGAATATCTAAAGCAATAACCGGAGGGGCATAATGGAAAACATTATCGCGAAGAATCTTAATCAGGGCGGCGCACCCGAGCTGTCGATTAAACGGACTAATGTAGTTCGCGCAGCTTCTACCAACCGGACAAGTGCCGTAAGTGCAGTCATCCGGGAAACTTTGGATGGTATGTATCGTGAGCGTGCGGCTGAAGCTGCTAAAAACAAAAAGCAAGAGGTTGTAACGGAGCGTCTTAAGGGACAGCTCACAGCAACCGCCGGAAGTAATCTCCCTGAAGATGCAGGTGTAGAGCAGACTAAGGCATACGAAGCGACTAAATTTATAAAAGATACGATACCGGCATTCCAAGAGGTCACTAAGAGTTTTGGTAGTGAAGAGTATCGTAACTTCTCTAAGCAAGAGCGAGAAGAGATATTACAAGAAACTTACAATGATGTACTGCTACTGGCGGAAGAGTCTGGTGTGTCAGAGAACCCGGCAGTTCTTGAGTATCTAAATACGCAATTAGTTAATACCAATGCTGATTCAGACGCTGCTATAACAGAACATGTACAGCAGACACTCCCTGCCCGGACTATTAGTAATATGTTCGACATCCAGAGAGGGTCTGTAGTTGACCCAAGTGGTATGACTGCATCAGATAAGAATAGCTGGAAGGCTATCTTTGATGCGGCTAATACGACAGCGGATGAAGCTGGTATGCCTGACGGCATCAAGCGTAAACACTTGTACTCTGAAGTTAGCAGAATGATTGACAGCGGGGATATGAGTGCCTACGAGACAATGCGCGGTCATAGGTTGTGGAATAAGTTGTCTACTGACCAGAAGAGTGTTTTGCAAAAGGGAGCGACGAACCTCCAAGCTAAACAACGGAAGAATGTTCTGGATAGCATGGCCGCTAACTTTAAGCGAACAGCAGCTCAGGCTATTGCCGTGGGAGATGTGACTGCCATAGAAGACTCCTTATCTAACCTACAAAAACTCCCAGCAAGTGAGTTCGCTGTTATTGCGTCCTCCATCAATAAGACATATAATGATTCTTTAGACTTCATGAATACTGTCGAGCTAGGTGACTCTCGTATGAATGGGTACACCAATATAGAGATTGACGAAGACCAAGCTGACCAGTATTTCAATTACCGTGTAAGAGAGCGAAAACTCAAATCGGGTACTGGCACTACAACCCAACAGGCGGGTCAGGATGTAGCTGCTGACATGGCGAGCAATGGAATATACTCCAGCGAATCACAGCGATACTTTAACTTGAATAACCCCGTTTTCCTCGAAGGTCGAATCGATGTTCAGACAGCCACCTCCATTGATGGTGCAACTAAACTGGATGCACGAGGACTAACACCGCGCCAAATGGAGCGTATCATGGGCACTGAGTCCCTAGAGATGTTCCAACACTACAAGGGGTTCAGGGATAAGAACCTCGACATGAACGCGGCTATGGCGGCAGGGCTGCAGCAGATGAATAATGCTA